TCCCAAAGTACCTTCCCAATCTCGATCCTGAAAATATTGGCATTCGATCCATCCACAGGATCGGCGCTGAAATAGGCGCTGCGTGGGCCTTCGATATACCCGTAGCTGCTCGGATTGAAGATCGCCGTGCCGACTACCGCGCCGTACAGGCGCGCCATCACGGTGATGTGGTCGGTCGTCAGGCAGCCTTCCCACTCTTCAGTATCTGCATTGTATTGCTCGAAGGCCCCATCGATGATCACCTTCGTGTCATAGATGCTGTCCTTATCCCGCACCCAGCAGGACTTGGGCAGGTCGATATATGTCGTGCCGTTGCTGGCGATCTCCGCTGCCCCGCCGATCCTGAACGGGCCGTTCTCCGGCGCTTCCAGATCATCAAAACACTCGCCGCCATCTGGGGGAGGGGGTGGGCAGTTGGGAGGGCAGCCGATCGGCGGTGGTTCGATGATCGGTCCATCATCCGTTGATCCTGGAAAAATATATTTCACCCCGTGCCAGATCTGGCTCTCGCCTTCGAAGACCGCTTCCACCGCCCACGATCCGGTATTGGGGTTGTGCCGGTATTTCAGCCGCCTGGGTAGGATGCGCAGGTCGCTGAATTGTAAACCGCGGTTGTTCTCGTTCGCTGTCAGGCTCAGCCTGCAGTAAGCCCTGGGAGCGATATCGATGAATTTATTGATCTGCGCCAGAGTGAAAGAGATCTCTTTCAGCTCGTTGATCTCCCGCCCGTAATATGCCCCCGCCAGGGCGATGGCCTGCGCCTGGCTCTCCATCACCAGATCGCCGATCTCGTCCCCCTCGCCGAATGGCCCCATGACATTTCCAGGCGAGACCCCGCCGTAAGCTGCCTGAACACCGGCGGCGTAAGCTGCCCCGGTCAGTGTGATCTGGCTGCTCTCCGCCACCGTCTCCCGCTCGATAATAGGATCATCCGCCATGTCGCGGCGCGTGATTTCCATGATCACCGGTAGGGCGTTCCGCTCGGTCATCGGGATGAGCTGCGGTTCGATCTCCACGTACACCCGCCCCAGGAAGTCGCAGGCCGGCCGGGCGAAAATAGTGCTCCAGGCAATCTCCTGTATCTGGCTCCAGATGCTGCCTCGCGTCGCCGGAATCTGCGCCATCTGCCGTGTGTCAGAGGGGATCCGTACATCCGTGAACCTGGGCAGCGTCGTGCGCCAGGCGAAATAGTGCCACAGCGCCGTCCTGATCGTCAGAGTCTGCATCTCCGACCATTTGTTCGGCGCTCCGCCGCCGTTGTTGGCCCAGTCCGTGTCCTCCAGGCTGGTCGGCATGCTGTCGACCTTGTCCAGGAACGCATGCGGCCCTTCGATCGTGAAGCTGGCGGATTGTTTCGTCCCGACGGCGATGCTCTCGCCGGTGATCCAGCCCTGGATCACCATGTTCTCTCGGCCTTCTACCGGTCCCTGTTCCAATCTCACCAGGTTCAGGTATTCCTTGCTGAACACCCACACTTTCGCCCTGGGGCGCACCGCCGAGAGTTCCCCGTAAACAATCATGCTCAGCGTAGCCCCGCCGGTCTCGAAATCCGTCTCCGGATCGTCGATCTCTGCTTCCAGCAGTGGCCGGTAACTGTCATCCAGCACGTATACCAGTCGGTAACCGGTATAGCTTTTTCCAGTAGCCACGACGGTAACCGTGCAGCTCACCAGATTCCGCCCAGATGTATCGAAAGTGAGGGTCGGCGTGGCTGTATCCTCATCGGCGATGCTGGCTGCCGTGGCGCATGCCCACAGGAACGATAACCCGCTGCCAATCACCACGTAGGATTCCGAGGCGTCGAAACTCACGTTCACAGTCGCCCCGCTCAGCTCGACGATCGCATCCAGCCCCAGCACCGGCATCGGGTCCGGTTCGGCGTGCTGGTTGCTGTAAGCGATTTCATAATCCATCTTGATCACGTTCGTGGTCACTTTTGGATGCTTCGCCCAGGGATCGAAGCAATCCAGCACCGTCAGCCAGTCGTCTTCCTGGATGGCGAGCTGGCTCTCGACGCCGATGTACAGCACCGTGCCTGTGGCTGCCTTCCGCACTCTGGCGATCCCCCGCTCGCACCCGCCTTCCGTGGAACCGATCAGCACGGTCATGTCCGGCAGGATATCGGTATACGCCCCCAGCGTCACGCCATCATAAATGATTGCCGCCACCTGGTCATAGCTGGAGAAGGTCTGGTTAACTCTGGCCTTGAAGATCGCCGCCGGCAGGTCCACCAGCGCGAACCACTGTGCTGCCTGGCGTCCGCTCAGCATATTGTCGTGCTCTCCGCTCGTCACCTCTCGGGTCATTCTTCCTTTTTCCTGATTACCTGGTTACCTGGTTGCCTGATACTAAATGTTTTGCGCGCAAACGTTTACTGCTGGCGCTCTTTGCCAGTACCTCTTCCATCTTTCCCCTCTCCATCGCTGTACTTGCGATGGGGAGGGGTAGGGGTGGGGTCACGCCGTCGTGAAATTCACCGCGCCCTTCAGCGTCTGCCCGTAGATGTCCGTCACCGTATAGACCAGGATGTAATCCGTCGCAGCTTCCATATTCGTGGTTGGATCCACCGTAATGATCTTCTGGGTAGCGTCCAGGGTAATGGCCGATGCCTTTTCCACACCGTCCGAAGCCTTCAACAATACCACGTGATCCGGCATCGACAGGATCAGGGCATTGTTGAAGGTCAGCGTGCAGGTCTTGGAAACCGCCACGCCCGTTGCGCCGTCCAGGGGATCGGCCACCGAGAGCGCCAGCGCATCCGGCGCCAGTTCGGCGCTTTCCAGGATCAGGAACCACGGCGCGAAATCCCACTTCACCGCCCGGTCGAAACCGTCCCTCGGCCTCTCCTCCGGCCAGTGCAGGATCGCTCTATAAATAGCAAACTCCTCTTCGTTATTAATCGTCTGCACGTACAGTTCTTCGCTTGCCCCGGGGCAATAGACTCTCAGTGCATCCCTGGATTCTGGCCGGATGTAGCCAAACCGCCAGGTAGCAATCGGAGATCCCAGGTAGCGTGCGTTTCCGTCCGACAAACCGGTGATTTCCGTCCCCTCCAGCCATTCCCCCCTCGGTTCCTGCGTAATCCCGGCTTCCAATAGGCTTAACAGCCCGCCAACCCCTTCGGCCAGCGTCGCAATTCCATATCTCTCTACCATAATCCGTTCAATCCGTTCCTAAAATCCGCTGACAGCAATTCGTTCCCATAATCAGTTGACAGGTCTACCATCGATCACCCTTTGCCTTGCGCATCTTCCTCACCGCCTCGGTGATGCCCTGCTCGGTAACTTCCTTCATCTGCCGCAGCAGCCGGCTTTCATCCATCCCCGGCCCCCCACTCAAATTGACCACCTGGCTGAAATTCACCGCTATCGCCCCTCTGTAGGGGTCAACCGCGTTGACCCCCCTTCCGCCCAGGCCAACACCTTCCATTCCCACCGGCCCCAAATTAAACTTGATCCCGTTCACCGCCCCCACGATATCGTCCCGGATGCCTTTGAACGACCTGGTGAACCCCAATCCCAGACCCAGCGCCATCTGCTGGCCAATCTCCGCAAATACCTTCAAAGGCGAGCCGATCCCCAATGCTGTAAGCACGCTGTCGATGATCCCCTGGAAAAATTCCTTGACCTTCTGCTTGAACCAGGCGTAATTATCCTGAATCCCTTTCCAGACTCCATCCACGATAGCTTTCCCGACCGCCTGCCATAGTGTCCGCATGGCGCTGGGCAAAGCCTTGATCGCCGCTATCCAATTCTTCAACCACTGTTTGAATGCATCAAAGATGCGCTTGAAACCGCCGGTTAGAATTAACCACCACAATTCCACCAATCCCTTGAATTGTTTGACTGCATCCGCCCCGAATAATTTAATCGTCAATGCCAGGAGACCAATTAAGGCAATCAAGAGCCCAATAGGGGAGAAAATAACGCCCAGCGCAGTTCCCAAGATGCCCACGTCCCCCGCAGCGCCTGCCGAGGCAGTTCCGGCAGCCGCTGCGGCACCGCCCAGACCGCCAAATAATAATTTGATGCCAATCAACGTCGGGCCGATCTTGACCAGGAATGATCCTAAACCATACATACCAACGAGGAACACCTTGATGCCTTTAGGCAAGTCATTGAATACAGCGAGCAGGTCTTTAATCGTGCCTGTAAAACTCCTTAATTCCGGTA